GCGTTGTAACCGGCCACGAAACCATCGGGAACAGCCGTCCCAGGTTTGAGCCAGGCGAAGAGGGTGTAGTCAGGTGCTGGGAAAACATCGGTTTCAAACCAAGCCATTTGCTCTGTAAAGAGCATAAGGTGGTTGGAAACCAGATGTTTCCCAGCGGACAAACCACTACCCACGTCGGCTATCCTCCGTTCATACCCTTCATGCGCGGCAGCGGGCAGAGCCGCTGCGAGGTCGTCGCCGCAAGTCGCGAACCGGTAGAGGTCCGAGGACGCTCCAACCGGCAAACCGATCTTCTGGCACGCCTCACGAATCGACGTTTCGCAAGCCCAGAGGTTGATGATATTGAGGATAAACCAAGAGAGCGGCAGGCCCATAAGGCAGCCGCCCTCGGTATCCAGAACCTCCAGGCCATCGTCGTACTCGACACGCATAGGGCCGAGGAGTCGCAGGCCAAGCGCCCGCACATCCTCAGGGAGTTGGGCTCCATCACATATTCCTTCCCACACCGCATAGATGGAGAGCCGAGAGAAGCCATCTGTCGCCTTGGTGAGGTCCGCCGAAACGAGAACGAGATTCCCAAGGGATATCGGGCACTTGAGGCGGCTGGAGGCGAGGTCTGCAAAGACCTCCTCCAGTCGACCGCCTTCAAGCGAAGCCCTCACCCGAGGATCCTTCTCGAGCATCGGCCAGACCACACTGCGAACGAGATGGCCGACCTCTACCACGTCGGACGGCGACTTGGTTACCACGCGGGCTTTCCACCCGCGTTCGCGTACCGTCGTCGCCCGACATGGCAGAGGTCCCTTTCGGCTCACAAATTTGCGAAGGGAACTATCGCGGAGAATCCTCGCAATCCTCGTCCTCTCAAGGTCCGGGTCTTGGAGTATGTTGACCACATACTCAACAGATCCACGTTCCGGAAGAGAACCGGACGATTCAATGAGATTGCGATTCGCCTCACCAGTACGAGTGAAGCGAGTCGGATCGGAGAAAGTTGGAGCGGGATGGGCACCATCCGATGCTCTCCCAGCAGGCTCCCGCATCCAGGTATCTACAGTGTCTCGGAGGTCGGCCCTGAGGCCGCCGAGACGACGACTGTAGTCCAAAGATGCGGAGGAGCTCGCGCTGAGAGAAGCAACGGATGTGTTGGCGAAACGCCCATACCGCTT